CGAATCTCGTCCTTTCCCTCGATCTGAATCTTTCCGGAACTGGTAAACGAATACCGCACGATTGCCAACTCTGCCACCAGCGCCTCGTCCTTGGGCATCTTGCAGTCGCGCCCTTCCAGCCAGGCTTTGGCCTTGTGCCACAACTCAGCTTTCAGATTCCGGTACGTCGCTCCCATCGCGGGTGACTCTGACACATTGATGCCGCGACAAGGCAACCCCAACTCACGCAGGCGGTCAACCACTCCAGCGCCCAGACCGATACTGTCCACCAGAATCTCCATAGGCCGTTCTGATGGTGGCAGTGCCTCGTACTCGGAAACCACCGCACCTGTCAATTGCATCAGGTCCAAGTTCTTCCAGGTCTTGATTGGCTCGGTAACGGCGTTACCCTTGCGCTTGCAGAGTGCCGACCTGTCCGAACCGAACCGCGCAACGTCCAGACCCCAGACCATTGGTGCGCTCTGGCTAGGCTCAACATCTCGTTGCTGCGCCATCTCCAATAACTCCATCGGGATGACTGTATCGTCATCTGAACGCGGGAACTCCCCTAATACGCGAATCCGATAGGCGTTGGACTCCTCCCCGTACCGTGCCTTCATCTCGTTCAGATACGCCTCACTTACCCTGGGGGAGTCGGAACAGGACACCTTCATGGTGATCCAATCATCCTTTAGCCGGTTGTGGGTGTCGTAGAAGAATCCAGTGGAGCGCACCGGATTACCTAGCAGCAGGGTGACCGCCTTGTGCCCCGACATAGAACCGGCAGCGGCCTCGAACACAGCTTCGGGGATACCTGATGCCTCGTCGGCCACCAGCATGACGTTGTCTGAGTGAACCCCTTGGAGCGCTTCGGGCTGTTCTGCCCGGCTTGTCCTGGCCGAAATAAACGCCTCGTTAGGCGCCTCCTTGACCTCAACCCTGTCCTGCTTCACGTCCAGTTGGTCGGCAAGCATCGGCGGCAACTGCTTAACCCAGCGCTTCAGTTCCGCGAACAAGGCATCGTAAAGCTGGCTTGACGTTGGCGCTGTAACAACAATCTTTACAGGGAACCGCAGGAACAGATACCACAGCATCGCCCAGGCGCTGGCAGTTGACTTGCCCACGCCGTGACCCGACCTGACGCTGATGCGTCGGTTGCCAGCCGCGATGTAATTCAGAAACTCCACTTGCCAAGTATCAGGCTCGGTATTCAGCACCTCCCTCACGAACAGCACTGGGTCGTTGCGATACCGCAATGCGAACTCAATAAACGGGTTCTCGGAATTCTCAGAATTTTTTTTGGAAGACATAGGGCGTTACCAGGTGGGTGGGTAGGGGGTCAGTGGATTCGTGGGTTCGGTAGGTGTTTGGGTGCTGCCACTACCGCCCCGCCGCCACGCGCCCCACGGGGGGGTCGGCGCGGTCAGCCTGTGGACAACTCGGCCATCCGAATTCTCCCAATGAGGATCGCTGGCTGTGCGCGTAACCCGTTGATTCCATTGAGCATTTCGCTGTGCGTCTGCACTTAATTCGTGCAAACTACTTAATACAGTGTCCATTATGTTAAGCAAAACACCGCATTTATGCGTGTTTCTGCTTAATCCTTGAGCAAATACGCTCATTCTGTGGATAAGTTCGGTGTTGCGTCTGTGGATAACTGCTCGACCACCTCGACGTGGCGCAATGCTTCCATCCGCAAGCCCTGGATGCTGATGTTCACGGCCTGCGCCTTGTCAGTGCCGTACGTCTTGCGGTCCCAGCGTTCAGCCAGCCACTGGCGCGTCCGGATGCGCTGCACGTCGCGCTGCGCGTTGTCCACGTCCATGCCGTCTGCTATCTCGAGTGTCTCGCAAGCGAGATGCGAAGCAGCTTCCACCCGCGCGCGCGTAATTATAGAATGATAATCATTCTCATCTATCCACTTATCGAGCGCACGCCGTCCGATACCAAGACCACGGCAGATGTCTGCCTTGCTGCGTCCTTCTTCAAACATCGACAGCACCAGTTCAGCGTCCAAATCTTCCAGCAGCGCCATGTCTGCCCTCACCTTCGGATTACCAGGCATTACAAAGCCCTCCAAGCGTTTTTCGTAGTCTCAAGCACCCTACGCACCACCTCATCCCACAAATCACTTCCTGCGCTCATTCTTGTCCCTTTCCGCTGCCTTCGTATCAAACATCTTCCCGCCCTTGAACGGCTTGCTGATGTCGATGTCGTTCTCCATGTCCTCGAAACCGCTGGATCCTTGAGGCTGAATAGGAATCATTCTCGTTCCAGGTATCGCCGCCTTGATCTCCCTTACCTGAGTAAGAGTCTTACTGTTCATTACCACTTCCAGTTCTTCGAGTGTCCAGACCGAGCGATTAACTGGCAGCTTGTGGAACTGGTCGTACCAGGTAGCCATCTGTTTGTCCCTGACAATGACCATCAAGCTCCCGTCGCCCATCTTGTATTCCATGCAATCGATTTTAGGCATCTGATCTATGCCTGCCTCAGTCGCCCACCTGGTCAACGCCTTGTAGGCCGCGATCATTCCCTTGATGGCCTTCTCTAGCCGTTCCTCGTCCCTCGCCTGGCTGGCCTCCCAGATGCGTTCACGCTGTGCGCTGACCTTTCTTCGGAACTCAGCATCCACCAGGTCAATCACTCGGTCTATGCCCCAGACCTTCTCATGCTCCATCTTCGCGGTCTCCATCTCAACCATGAGCGAATACTCAAAGACTTTAAAGCGGTCGCTCGGATAAACGTCAGTCTCCAACAATTTCTTCGATGCCATCCTCAACTCCTCATATACCCAACTTCAACCCAAAACGATTTCCCGAGATGGCATATACCCAACTTACTTCTTGCATTAAGCAAGAAGTTGGAAGTTGGGTATATTTCCACCCTTTTCTGTACAACTTGCCATATACCCAACTGACCATATTTCACTAAGTTGGGTAGATTTCTCAAACATAAGTTCATACCCAACTGCCAGCTTTTTATATACCCAACTTGCAAGTTGCCCACTAAAACGGACTCACAAACGGCTCATCTTTAGCGTCTTCGGGGTAAATCACCCAGCAGTAATCCGCTAAATCCGTCTTGTGATAGCCCACCAATTCCTTAGCAAACATGGCTTTCTTGCCGCGATCCCAGTCCTTATAGATGCTGGTGCTGTCCCCTTTTAGCAGGACAAACTCGTCCCGCCACTCGCTAATGCTGACCGTCTTATGGCGCTCATCCCTAACATTCGTCATGCGTCCATGCTTTTCTAGAGCCTTATGGATGGCGTTCAATGCTGTCTGCTGGTTCTCCTGCAACTTGCGTGGCTTGCCTTCACGGCTAACTGCTTGGGATTGAGATTGCTGCTGGATAGCCTCGTCTGATGCTCTAACCGCCAGGCTAATCTGTGCGTCGCCTATGCCTAATGCGCTCTGCTTGATTTCCACCTTGACCATCTCAAAGCCAATACGCATCCCGTCTTGGCCGTCCTTCTGCTTACTAATAGTAAGTATTCCTGATCCCGCTATCGGGCTGGACGGATTAGGCGTAGCGTCAACCTTGAGAAGTTCTAGCTGCGTGTCCACGGCTCCGAGCAGGCTGGAATGTCCCCGCAATCCCTTAGTGGCATCCTTTCCACTATGGTGCAGCACCATCATGGCGCAGTTAAGCATCCGCTGAATCCGTCCTGCGTTGTGGATAAACGCTCCCATGTCTTCTGAGTTGTTCTCGTTTCCACCGCCAAACGCCCTGGCTAACGTGTCAATCTGTACCAACTCAAACTGAATTCCTGTTCTGTCCATCAGGTCCTTTATCGAGGCCACTAGCAGGTCGAAGTCTTCGGCGCTTGATCTCATGTTAATAGCCGCCCTGATGACATAGATTTCGGCTCCTGCTTGCGTGGCGTGGTGCATCTTGCAGGCTTTGATCCTGGCTCCGATGCCACCGAACCCTTCCCCGCAGATGTACAAGACAGCACCCACCGCCTGCACCTCCCGCCCCATCCACGTCCTGCCCGTTGCCACCGCCTCCGCAATGTCCAAGGCAACAAATGACTTGTAGCTGCCTGGCGGCCCATATAAAGCGGCAAATGCCTTTTTGGGCAGCACATCCTGTATCAGCCACTCAACCGGCTCATCCTCAATGGAATCCCACGGTTCAATCTGGAGCAACTGGCGCGGAATTAGGATGGGTTGATTTTCCTCGGGTAGCGCCTGCACTTCCTCAATCTCTTGCACCGGCTCAATCCAAGCCGGTGTCTGCACCTGGTCTATGCTGGTGATGACTGGCAACGCTTTAGCAAGTTCTGCCAGCTTTGACCTGTCACCGCCATCGGCTACCCACTCATAGGCATCATCACCAAGTTCCGGCAGGTTGAAGTCTAGGACGCGGATAGCTTTGGCGACCGGCAGCAGTGCCTCCACCACCCGCTTGGCGTACTTCCAGCCAGGCGCATCGCAGTCGGGAACCACTATCACTACCGCGCCAGTGAAGTATTGGGTAATGTCAGCAGGCCAATGCCCTGCGCCTGCGTGACTAGTTGTGGCAATAGCGCCTATGCTGATTAGGGCATCCGCTGCCTTTTCGCCCTCCACTAAGTAGATGGCACGCCCAGCTTCCCGAGCGTTAATGAGTTCGGGTAACTTATAAGGTACTATCCGCGCCCCTGTCATGCTGCCCTTGCGATTTCCAGCCGCATCCACCTTGTGCAGGCTGTACGTCTTACCTTTGTCCGAGTTCACTTTGAACCGGCGCTTTACAAATAGGGTATTTCCTACCTCGTCCTTGTACTCCCACTCCTGCTCCAGCGTTGGCATCGTCATCAGTTCACCTTTGATAAACGCGAGAAAATTCTCCTGCCGCTGGATGGCTGGCAGCAGGTTGCGCTCCCGTACTGCGTCAAAGACACTGTGCTGGTCGCACCCACCGTGGCAGTGGAACAGGTATTTCCCATTGTTCTCCGTAATGGATAGGGATGGATTCTTGTCCCCGTTGCCTCTGCCATGCCCAGGCACAGGGCAACTCGCCAACCAATTACCGTTGACCTTCTTCGCGTTTCCCAGGGCTTTGGCTATTGTTTCTGTGTCCATTATCTAATTCTCAGTTTTTAGAGGAAAAAAAGCCGGTGGAGATCAACCCACCGGCGAACCAGACTACTGGTTAAAAGAACTCTTCATCATCCATCACGGGTGCAGGCGCTGGCTTGGCCGCCTTGCGTACTGGCGCTGGCTCCGGCTCAACAAAGTCCTCGCCATCTGCACTCATACCTGCGGGACGCGCAACCCAACCCGCCAGCTTGAAGTTCGGCACTCGGGTGTTGCCCTTGCCAACCTTTTCGGCGGTGCTGTTGACGTACTCGATGACCGGCAGCTTGCCGCCGTTATTACCGGCAGCTTTGTCGCACTCGTTGTAGATTTTCTCAAATCCTTTACAAGGACCATACGCATTCGCCGACCAATCCACCAGCCCAAGTTCCTTGCTGTACAGCGTCACGACAAAGCCGCGCTTATAGCCCTCGCCAGGCGACTGGCTCTTAGCGCCCAGCACCTCGTCTGGCTGCCAATCGCGTACACCAGCACCAATCATCAGCCAGCCGGTTTGCACAGACTCCAAGTCCATCACCACCTTCTTGAGTTGGATTTCCTCGCCATCGCGGTTCGTCCAAGCGTTAGCCTGTGGTGCAAAGCGGATGTAAGAGTTACCCGATCCGTTGTTGTTTGAAAGATTTAGCATTTCAGTTTCCTAAAGTTGCGTGCGTTAGCACAGTGTTAAATGGCAGAGGATTCCACCATCTTTGCCAGAGTCATCCCACTTGAGACCTTCTCTGTCAAATCGTCGAGCAGATGCCGGTCATCTTTGCTCAGTAATTTCTCAGCTTGCGCTGGTGTGATTGGTTCGCGCTTATATATCAAATCGTAATCAATTGGCAATGTCTCCACGTCGATGCCATCTTTCCACTTGCGAATAGCGCGTTTCGGTATCAGATTCCAACCTGGCACTGTCGTCCCCATAACCAACTTAATAGTGGCGTACTTACGCAACTCCTCGTAGAAGCCTTCCACCAAATCAGCCTGGTCAAGCCAATATGCAATCTCATCCTCAGTCAATTCCTTTGTCACCTTGATGGGCACGGCTGCCGCCTTCTCTTTGAGTGCAGGGCAATGCAACTTGGCAGGGCAATACTTGCACGCATCCCGAGATGGTGTAGGATAAGTATCATGGTTAAACGCCTTCTCAATAGCAGGCATAACCACGTCTTTTTCCCAAGCCAACAAGTCTGACAATGACATCTCATGCGTGCGGTTCGTGCCTATCTGCGGCTGCACAATAGTCAGCTTGATGTGCTGAAAGTCACCCATCAGCTTAATAGCACCCAAAGCATACAGCTTCATCTGGCTGCTGTTAGCGTCAACATAGTTGCGCCCCGTCTTTAGGTCAACAATCTCCAATCGTTCGCCATCATTGTCCCAAGCCATCACGTCAGCAGTGCCCTGGCAATTAGCTTTCATCGTGTCAAGTATAGACAGTAGTTCCTCAACGCTCACGTTGTCGTAGTCCGCTTCTAGTTCCTTGATGGTGTTAAGGTGCAGCTGCGCGAACTCAGCGTTCTCCCGCGTGATGGTGATGCCCTCAACGATTGAACCAACATGGTTCACCGGCACATCACCTGATAGCCAGCAAATCTCGGCCAGCGCATGAATGGCCGTGCCAATCTGCGCGGCCTCACCGCTAGGCGAGTCAGGAATTCCCTCGCACAGCCTAACACTGGCAGGGCAAGCCAACCAGCGGGAAGATGCTGACGGCCTCAGTTTGATACGTTCCATTTTTCTCTCTCTCTTTCGTGGTCGTTTGAAATGATTGCGTAGGCTTGCTTGCGTACTTCGTTAGTGACTGCGTGCCCCAAGTCCTCGGGGTCTAGCAAACGCTTGAGCAACACAGTCTTTTCTCTGGATGATTCGCGCTCCATCTCTAACTGAGTGCCTAGCCAAATGATGTGTTCGCGCATGGTGCGCAGTTGGTCAAGCATTGCGTGTTATGTACCAGTAAGCGATAAGGGCAGCGTCTGCGCGGCCATCGTCCTTGGCACGCTTGAACAGGTCGGCTTTGGCAGGGAACAGTTCCATCGCACGCATACGGCTGGCATCCTTACCCGCTGCGCGGCCTACAGCCTTCGTCCAGGTAGCAGGGGTGACATAGGTATGTGGCATCCGCAAGGCGGCCACAACGCCCTCTATGATGCCTGCGCTGCGCCCAAAGTTAAACATACTGGTGACGCCCTGACCAGGCATAGCACCCACTCGTTCAATCACGACGTGCGCGGTTGGATAGCAAACCAGAATATCGCGCAAGCCTGACGCGCTGATGTGGCGTTTCTTTGTCTTCCCTGAGTCCACTTCCAAAGTAGGCATATCAATGATTTCCACTAGGCTTTGGGTAAACCAATCAAACCTAGCAATGGCTCCGCTGATGCCTGGGTCGATGCCAATGACAAAACTCATGCCTGGCTCTCTTTCTGTAGCATCAGCAGCCTGGCTTCCACCAGGGCGTCGCAAGCCTCTTGCAAATTGATGACTGCCGAATACAGTGGAACGACCTTGCCGGTAGACCAGCGCGAGACTTGGGCCTTGTCAATGCCTGCCGCGTAGGCGACATCAGACAAAGTGAAGCCGGAGCGTTCCGCTTTCTCGCGGATGGCCCTGATGGCAGCTTGTGTGGTAGTTTCCATGATTAGATTATCACCTCCTAGATGACGCATTCTACACCAAAAAGACTAGGTGTTTTCCCTAATGCATTTCGCAACTGCTGTTTGTGATGCAGTAATCAACTGCGATATGATGCGCCCGTCATCAACAAACGGAGCTAACATGAAACTCACCAACTACCAACGCAGCCAGCTTAAGGCTGCCGCCTGCTTCGGATGCGGCCAGATCGACAAGGTCGCCGCCTCCTTGCAACGCGAGAACCCAGAAGCCTTTTTGCGCGAGTCGGAGCTAGACCAGCGCGACTTCTACCACCAGCCAATGGCCGTTCACAGGTCCTACGTTGAACGTTTCCTGCCGCGCCATAAGAGCGAATACAGCCAAGAGCAGCGCCAGATCATGGAGCAGAACCACTACCTAACCACCACCTACCAAATTGGAGTCGGAGCATGAAACAAGCTATGTATGACGCGGCACTCACTATCGCAATCCTTACTGCACTTTACTGTGTACTCAATTCGTGGTGGTTCCTATGAAAAACCCACTAGAGATAGAAATCAAGAAGACTGTGTTCGCGCACCTGCCAGCAGTTGGCGATTTCGGCGTGATAGACCGCGCTGACCTAGCGACGATCCTGCACAGCGCCTGCACTGAAGTAGCCCTAGCAGGATGGGCGCGTGGTGCTGACTCAGTGCAGAAACGCATGGACCATGAGCTGGAGATACTGCGCAAGGAGCTGAAAGCTGCCCAGATTGAGCTGGACTATGCCAAGGCTAACTAGCCTGCTCGTTGTGGCGCTATGCGCCATGCTGTTTGTGTTTGATTCACCGGAGTACGCATCATGGATGACGATGATATTGATTCCTGGGCAACCATCGCCCTTGGCCTGATAGCCAGCGTGTTTTTCTTTATTGGTTTGGTGTCAGTGGTAGCCGCCGCCTGCATGGCCTGGGGCTACTACACATATGAGCCTATCTGCGGCAGCATCGCCGCCTTGTTTACCCAGGAGTGCAAGTAATGACCGGATTTAATTCAAAGCGTGACGCGGCTGCTGATAAGCATCGCACCATGAGCAAAAAAGACTTGGCTATGGACAGCCTGACGCGCATCTGCGAGATACAGCAGCGCCTAATCAATCAACTGATTGCTATGGAGCAAAACTCTTATGCTCGCGGGTATGAAGATGGAATGGCGGCGCAGGCCGAGGTGGACATTGCATTAAACGAAATTGCAAAATGATCTGCCCACAAGGCAACGCATGGACCCGCGTCCTAGAGACCAGGCACAAGTACAACAATGAGGTCTATCGCCGGTATGAGTGCGCCAATATGCACAGGTTCTCGACGATGGAGAGAGTCAAAATTAAAGAGGTGAAAAATGCAGATAACAGCGATATTCCAGAATGATGATGAGGCCATCAAGGCCATCCACTCAGAACGCGCTTGGCAGACATTGCACGACATCAATCATGTGCTGCGCGAAAATAGAAAACACGGCCTACCTTTTGAGCAGGCCGTGTCTGAGATACAGGCATCTGTGAACGCTGCCCTGGCGCTGATTCCGGATTATTAAGCCGCCTCGGCTTCTTCTTCCTCTTCGTCGTCGTACTCTTCTTCGTCGTCGTACTCTTCCTCGTCGTCGCCCCAGTCTGCCTCGTCGTCTTCGACCAGGAGCCACTCGCCGGTCTCTTCGTTCAGCCAGTACCATGCGTCGTACTCGCAGTCGTACCAGCAATAGCAATCGTAATCCTCGTCGTACTCGTACTCTTCGCCTTCTTCAAAGTAATCAAAAACCGAATCAAACTCCTCTTCGCTTTCTACTTCGACAGAGTTATTGACAATAAATGTGAGATGAAACATAAAAAACTCCTTAAACATTGATGATCTGACCACGAAACTCTACCTGTCCATCAGCCCACTTATGAACCAACTCAGGCCACAAAATCCTACCATCTTTGAATGTCAGGACTGCAAATCCAGAACGGTGATTAACAGGATTATCTTCTCCATACTCGAATTGCGGACCATACGGTTCGGCAAGTGTTCCAGTGTCCACGCCATACCGATTGCCGTTGTAGTCGGAAAACGGGGTTACCTTTAAACTATGAAGATGGCCGGTAACAATGCTGATTCCCGCGTTGACGGTGTTATTGTGCGCTGCGTGAACACCATTCTTATAGCGGTGCTTGATAACGCAATCTTTGGTCGGCCAGACGGACCATGCAAAATCCCAAGCTGGCAAGTGATCCTGCAACTTAAACCCATGCACTTCACGGTACTGCGGTGCGTGAGATGCCAGCTTATTGGCAAATCGCGTATCGTGATTGCCCCAGGTAAACAGCAGCTTGCAGTTGTGCCTAGCTGCCTTTGCGGTTTCCTCGATTTCTTCAAGGCACGTCTGAACCGCCTTGAGTTCTTCCATTACGCTGGGCGTATGGCTCCAGCCCAAAGGTGGATGGCGGCTAATCGTAGCCCCGTCAAAGGCATCGCCATTGCTGATAACGGCGTGCGGCTTGAGTTCCTTTATAGCCCACAGCAGTCCTTTATAGGCGGTGGTGTATTGACCAGGCCAGAAGTGCGCATCAGAAAATACGATTATGGTTTGGTCAAGTACGCCAAGGTCAACGCGATTGAGAGATGTTTTTATTGGCTGGATATGCGCGTATTGCTTGGCATTTTCATGTGCGCTGGGCAGTGGGATATTGTGCTCTGCCTCAATCCTGCGCCGTCTTCGGTGGACGCTTCGTTCGTCAATTTTTAAATGCTGCGCTACTTTAGAAACTGAACCAAATCTGTTCCATGCTTCAATAAACTCATCGCGCGAAACTCTAGGTTGCATATTAACTCCGCAAA